GTGGCGTAGTTTTCCAGCCTGCATCGCTACCCCCTGGCCTTACCGCTCAGATATGTTGGTGCCGGAGAATCAGGCGAAGTGGCTTCAATTTCATCAGCAAAGGTCTGATACAGAACAGCAGCCAGAGACTCATTCGACTCCGCCAGGCGGTTTAGCGCTGCTGTCTGGTCGGTCTGCGCCTTTGTCTGATTCTGCATCGCTTCCAGTAGTGCGTTTACCTGTTGCGCGTTCATGTGCAATCCTCATCCAGTTTTTCAGCCACTCACGGCGGCGCTTACAGCCTGAGCATGCCACGTCAGACTCCATAAATTTTGTGAGGCTGTAGAAGTGCTTCTACAGCAAAGGGCACAGAAGAAGGCGTCTGACCTATGACTACCGCTTCACGATTTGAGTACCAGTGACCAATAAGCAGCAGCATCGCGGCTCGGATGTCATCGTCTAACAGCAGACGATTCTCATCCGTGTCATAGCCAGGATCGGTATTGAGTTGGTAGAGCGTTCTGCGGGTCCATCTCTGCACGTAACGGGTGGCCGCGCCGGAATAAACCCCCAGCAGGTTATCGTCGTCAGTGAATTCAGGCTCAATCCGGCAGTGCTCTTTGACGGTAGATAGTTCGATCATCTGTTTCCACCTTGTTCTGACCAAAAGGCGGCCCGAAGGCCGCTGCCAATGATTAAGAACCGGCACCCGGAGCGGTGAAGGAACCGTAAATGAAGGCTTCAGGACGCTTAACCGCCAGCGCCAGACGCTCTTCACAACGAATAGAGATCATGTTCTTTTCGAAGTCATCGGCGTTTTCGGTAGAAATCACGACGTTGGCATCTTCACGGTCAAACAGTTGCGCGGCTGCATTGAAAGCACCAGTCAGGAACTTACCTTGGAATGCTGCGGCTTCAGTGGCCACAACTGGCAGGCCCCACAGCGTTGGGCCAGTCAGGGCCGCCGGATTAGCCAGAATGTAACGGCCCAGGCTGTCTTTGGTCAGTTCGATTTTGGCCCAGTCGATGAAGTGGAGAACATGGCCTGACGCCGGGAACCGTGCCAGTTGAGCCTGCAGCATTGCAAGACGCAGATCGTCAATCCCGCTCTGCTGGTCAACTGAGAACGCGGCAGCGAAAGCAGATGCCTGAGGAACAATCCCTTTAAGGTGAACACCAGTGCCATCACCGAAAAGAATTTCCTGCTCTTCAACATATTTCAGCCCATAGCGCATCTCAGCGTCGATAGTGGACTGCAGTTGGGCAAAGTCATCCAGAATCTGTTTGGACGCTTTGAACATGTGCGCGATTGTGGTGACGGGTGTGATTTGAGTAGCAAACTCAATATCGCTATACGGCTTGGTAGTGCCCTCTGCTACGACTTTTGCGGCATTAGTGAAGCCCTTCTGCTGCACCCAGAAGATTGCTGGCGCACTGGTGCGGCCAGGTGCGATCAGATCACGAATGAACAGACGCTGTTTCGGCGCTGTGTCAATTCCCGGTAGGCGCTGAGGCTCAACAACACCATCAGCAACCCCAGTGGACAGCAACGCGGCGTTTACCGGAACGCTGACGCGCTTACCGCCTTCGACACTAGAGGCAAAGGCTTTCAGTGCTTCGCTGCTGATTACAGTCTGACCTACTGACTCAACAACCTTTTTGGCGTTGCTCAGTGGCATCTGGGCAACGTGCTGTTCCAGCTCGCCCAGTGCTGCTTTCAGGGTTTTTTCTGCTTCACGCAGTGCGTTAAACTCAGACGCCATTTTATCCACGGCGGCCTTAGTTTCAGTTGAAAGTGAGCCAGACTTTTTGGCCTCACTCAGAGCCTCTTCGGCTTTGGCGCTGAACTTTCCGTTAGCTTCTTCAATGCTGGCGGTTACTTTCTGCAGGATTTCGTTTACTTCAGACATGGGTGTTCCTTATTTGCCGAACGCGGCCAGCGCGTTTTTGAGGGATTGTAAGTTTTCTGGGTTTATTTCTTCGGTAGCGCACGGCTTACCTTCATGATCGGCAGCAGCGCCTGGCTTGCTGCCTGATAAAGCTTTCAATAATTTCCGCCGTTCTGAGCGCGGTGTGTCTGTCTTGGCGAGCAACGCATCGAGCTTTCTCAGCGCTGCTGATGGACTGTCATCGTCATCAGCGATTTCATCAGCTGAAAGCAGGCGGTCAGCAAATCCTTTTTCAACGGCATCGCTACCACCGATGTAAGTTTCGCCATCCATCATTGCGCTGACATCGTCCAGACTCAGGCCGCTACGCGCTGAGTAGATGTCGCCCATGGCCTTATCGAAAGGCTCCATATCAGCGGCGATTTGAGCCAGGTCATGGCGGTTGCCCATCGCATAGACCCAGCAGTTGTGGATCATCAGGAAGGCACCACGGCCAATCTGAACCTCATCACCCGCCATCGCGATGATTGATGCAGCGGAGGCGGCCAGGCCAAGAACTTTTACGGTGACTTTCCCTTTGTACTCACGCAGAAGGTTATAAATCGCCAAACCTTCAAACATGTCACCGCCAGGCGAGTTGATATTCACTGTCACATCAGCACCATCAAGTGAGCGCAGAGCGCCAGCGATACGGCTTGCTGTGACACCATCGCCCCAGTAGTCAGCACCAATTACATCAAAGATTGAAATGCTGTTGTCGTCCTGCCTGGCGGCTTTGATGCCGCCGTTCCATCGTTCCATTGCTGCTGACGGCAAGTCCCGATTTGAGAGCGCAGAAGGCCGCCCTGCCGGCGCAGCCGGAAGGCTTTTTAAAGTCATTGGATTGGCTCCTAAGCCGCTTTTTTCAGCGGTGAATTTTCGAAGGAAAGATCGGGGAAAAGCTGGTTGTGCAAATCCATAAGGGCTTTAGCTCTGGTGGCCTTATTGTTTTCTCTCAGGTCTTCCAGCGCTGTCAGATTCAACTGTACGGTGTAAATCTCACCCCCCGGAATCGGCGGCAAGTTCTCCAGCCTGCGGACATCATTGCGGCTCATCCAGCCATTCTGCAGCGCGGTGGTGTAATACGCTGCACGCCCGGCGCTGTCGGCGCGGAGCAGGCCTTCAACAGAGAATTCAGCAAAGTAATCTTCATCGTTACCCAGCAGGCAGCGTGCAATCTCCTGCTCAACGTTCACCAGCAACGGTCGCAGAGTGTTGGTAAGGAACAACAGGTTCATTCCCTCCACGCTCGATGCCCAGCTGCTCTGCTTGGTCATATGGCCCACCATGAATGGCGGAACTCTGAACCAACGACAAATTTCTTCAATGCTGAATGAACGACTTTCCAGCATCTGTGCGTCTTCAGGGTTCATCGTTACGCCCTGGTATGTCATGTCCCCTTCAAGGACCATGACCTTACCGGCATTCTTTGAACCTACAAAGGTTGATAAATTCTTCTTTAAGCGCGCCCGCTGCTCAGGGTTTATATCGCTCTTCGCACTGATAAATCCTGAGTTCTGAATGCCGTTCTCAAATATTTTGGCGGCTGACTCTTCAACCGACATCGCCGAGCCGATCACATCCCGGCCAGTCATCATGGGCATCATGCCGCAGACGCCATCCAGGCCGAATCCGCGAATGTGCATCATGTTTCTCACCGGGATAACGCGCTTACCGTTTTTATCGGTATAGGTGTATTGGAGTTGCCCGTTATCAAGCCGCTTAACAACCATGTTTTGCGGCAGTAGAGGGTTCAGTCCAACAAGTTTCTGCCCTATCATCAGTTTTTCGATGAAGGCGTTTCCCCGCAGACAAATGCTGGCCACCAGCATCAGCATGAATCGGGATGGCGTCATTTCCCCGTTAGGCTGCTTGCAGAGCACCTGATAAGCAGGATGGTCTGTTGCCAGCCCACGTGAGCCATCCTTCTCCCGCTTATAAACTTTCATCGGCAGCGTAGAAACCGACTCGCTTAACAATCGGACACAGGCCCATACAGCTGAAAGCTTGATGGCCTTATCAACGGTCACCGTCTTGCCGCTGCTGCTGGTCCCAATCCACTCCTGCCAAAAGTCTCCATTCGTAAGGCTGATTGGGACGCCCAGCCAGTCTAAAATGGCGCTTTTAACACGCCCCGGTTTCTTATTTGATTTCATCAGATACCTGCAATTATCGGATCTTCGAAGAAGTCGGTTAAGTCCTGTTTATCATCACCGCCATTAACCAGCAGGCGGCTTTTCGCGGTAAACAGCGCCACCGGACCATCTATTTTGTTTTCTGGTGTGGATTTATTCGGGAAAATATTGTCATTTTTGTCCGGCTTCACGGTCACATTTGACATCATCCAGTTCATAACCGGATTACCGTCATGGTGAATTTTTGCGCCATACACTTCAGCCTGTACTGACTTCATAGACTCAGAGAGGTTTTTTACCGTCTGGGCAACCTCAACCAGCGGTATCCCTTCCTCTGCCAGCGCCAGGCTAAACTGGGTTGCGCTCCATGGGTCAAAGGCTACTTCTTTAAGGCTTTCACCTTTTACCCAGGCTTCTACTTCTGCCTTGATATAGCCGTGGTCTATAACATCACCGTCCGTTAATTCCAGATGCCCGGCATCAGCCCATTTTCGGTAAAGCTCAGAAATATGCTTGGGTGCCGTCTCCAGGCGACCTTCGGGTATCCAGAATTTAGATTTTGTGTGCGTATGTCCGTTGGGTGCCAGCCACGTTTTCACAGCTGCGCAGATGTCTATTTTGTTGGCAAGGTCGATACCGACCCATAACGGCCATTGGACCAGTTGATCATCTGATGCGATGTCATTGCATTTATCCCAGCGATCCATATCCATCCAGGCGCTCTCAGCGGTTACCCAGATGTTCAGGTGTTTGGTGAAAAAGTTAGGCCGGGCCGCAATCTGTTCTTTCGCCTTCTTCGCGAGGCGGCGCATGTCGTCCCAGCGTTTACACACCCCAAGTCCGGGATTGGCTTTCGGCCAGTTCCGTTCGTCAAACGGGTCGTCGTCGTCATCCAGCGTGTAGATAACGGCGAAATAGGTGTCATCATCCACCACTCCACGCAACACCTTGATGGTCCCGGCGGTAGTGATAGCAAACAGCAGTGACTGAAGACGCGCACCAGTTGCCGTTTCCAGAACGTCCCAAACATCACGGGTTCTGTGAGCGTGCAGTTCGTCGACGATTCCACAGTGAATATTCAGCCCGTCGAGGTTGTTGGCATCACTGGAAAGCGGCTCAAACTTCGATGCGCTGCGCTCCTGGTGAATATTCAGCTTTACGTGACCAAATAGCCGACCAAGAATCTTGGGTGACTTCTTGATCATGTTTTTGGCGTCATCAAAAACGATTCGCGCCTGATCGCGTGTGGTTGCGGCTGAATAGACTTCTGCGCCCCCTTCACCATCGGCCCCGGTCATGTAAAGACCGATGCCAGATGAAACTGTGGATTTCGCATTTTTACGTGCGACTTCGTTATATGCAGTACGAAAGCGGCGCACCATTACCGTATCGCCGTCCTCGTCCAGAACGTGATCCCCGGTCATCTCGTCAATCAGGGGGATGACGAAGCCGTAAAGGTTAATCAGGATGAAAATATGCCATGGCATCAGCTCAATCGGCTTTCCTGCCAGCGCACCTTTTACGTGCGGAACAAAGTTATAGAAGTCGAGGACGTGCTGGGCGCGATCCTCGCTGAAGTAGATGCCGCGCTCCGGCCCGTTCTCTAAATCATTAAGGAATCGCTGGCACGACAGGCGCACCAGTTCGCCAGCAACGATCTCGCCAGCCAGTACGTGTTCTGCGTACTGAATACCAGCCTGAACGGTTGCCATTCATCATTTGCGCTTTTTATTAAGAAATTCATCGAGAGGGTCAACTTCAGCAGCGCCCTTCACACCAACCTTTGTCCGGCTGGCTGGCGTCATACCGAATTCACCCAGCATTGCCCTGATACGTTTCCACGCATCGGCTTTCATTACCGCCGCCGGATGGGGCTTAATCATTCTGATTTCACGCTCCCTTCCTTCGTCGGGTTCCTCCTCGCTGAATACTGCGTAGGTGTAGCCTTCCCGATCCAGCGTTTCACAATGTTGACGGTACTCAGTATAAGCCTCGACCATCAGCTCAAGGGCGCGGGCGTCAAGCAGCGTAATCACACCAACCGCGTCCAGCTCTTCAGCCATTCGCTTAAACCAGTACTTCCCCTGCTTATCAAAATGCTTAGGAATTGGGGGTACCCCTGAAGGGGGTTTTGGTTCATTTTTGTTAAGTGGCCGCTTGGATGGGTTACCCCTCACCAAAGCCAGGTGGGTCGGGGTTTTCGGGGGTCCCGGCATAATCGAAAACTCCTATTAATGATTGCAGGGGGCACCCCAAAAAAAGGTTTCGTAACCTGCGGCGGTGTGAAAAAAACTTAGGCGGCGGTCCTTTATGGCGTGAGCCCTGAACTTTCGACCCGCCCTCCCCCTGGCTGCAATAGATGATATTCATTCTCATTTGAATGATTTTTTATACAATTCAATGCCTTGATGATAGGTACCCTATCGGTTGCGCTCATTGGCCGTCTTGCGCTTATGGCAGGGCCAGCACAACGCCTCAAGGTTGCTGTCGTCGTCTGTGCCACCATGTGCTTTGGGCTTGATGTGATCGACCGTAGGTGCTGCTGCAACGCGGCCATTCCTCATGCAGTTCTGACACAGGTGCTTGTCCCTCGTCAGAATGCGCGCGCGGCGTATGTCCCACGCACTTCCATATCCACGCTGCTGCCGGGTCTTACCCTGCTGATGCTGCTGCCATCCTGTATGAATATGGTCAGGGCAGTAACCTGAGCGATCAGTCGTGGTCTTGCCACATCCATGCTTACGGCATGCGCGGGGTATTGCTGCTGGCATAGGCTCAGACCTCAATTCTGATTGGGTTCTCGGCTTGTTCTTCTGTGATGCGAAATGTTGCCGTTAAAATTGGAACGGCCGTAGGGTCAGTGTCGATCACCGTGGACAACTGACACTCTATTAATTCGCCATCTACGGCAATGCCGTAACCTCTGAAACACCCCGATTGATAAACCTTTGCTAGCTCAAACTTCTTACCCATGGCTATTAACCCTCGATAATTAACGATTATACAGCAGGCCGCCGGGCAGTAATTCTTTACGAATCCGGTCAGAGATTACAGAGCTGACCAATTCAGCAAGCCGGGCATATTCCTTTTCTTTGGTGTCGGTATTTACGACGACTTCCATGGAGTAAACCTTCCCGCCTGGAATTGTGAAAGCGGTGTCGCCGTCATCAATTGAAACAGGCAGGCTGTCCCATGACGCTGGCGTGCCATCATCATTCATTCTTAAAGCCACCAGTTCACGGCCTTCCGGTAGAATCATCTGCTGAGATCGCTTAAATGACTCAGTTGTATACCCGCCGCCCGTTAGCACACCTACAACAAGAAAATCTTTAGGCGATTCTTCCTTCCAGCCTGGGTTTGCTGCGAAAATATTCACACGGTAAGACTCGCCGTGCTTTTTGATATTGCCACCAGCATCACGACTTACTGTGCCAAGGATTGGCAGCGTCACAACTGCTTTGACGATACGTGCATTGATATTCATTTAGAGTTTCCTGCTGGGTTGTTGGATATTTTGCCGTGATGTCGCGATACCCACGCATCAGGATTCAGTGTGTTTATTCTGTCAAAGGCTCTCATTGAAAGCCTTTTGCGGAATTTTATAAATTAGAAATACGCGACACGTAGATTCAGAATCGCTACGTAGGCTTCCATTGCGCCCAGCTGTGCTTGAAGCAGTTTCTGCTGCTTGCTGTCAAGTTCGGCAAAGACAGGAGATAAGTTGATGAAATCGACCAGTTTGGTGATTTTGTCCTGCAGTTCTGTTTGCTCGTCAATTACGCGCTGTTGATGTAGTTGCATATAGCCTCTTTGATTGTGAAAAGACCCGCTAGTGCGAGACTGTGTAAATGAACATATTTT